CACACAATACAAGTAACCTAAGCTAGAACTAAAAGAACAAAGCAGGATCTACGAGGGTGAAGGGTCTAAAAATACAATATCAGTTATTTTTATAGAAAGTAGTTTTGTCACATGGCTGGAGTACAGTACATGTCACATGTTGTTGAAGGTTGCCGACATTCATAGAATGTTTCTCCCATGGCAATTAAGAGTCAAGGCTCATGACTCCCTTCCACCAGACCGGGCCGCGAACAGCCACAGCGTCTAGAACAACACAGCAAATTAGAGCTGTTGTGAACATGGAAAGCAAAGCTAATGAAAAGAAGTATATATAGAAGCAAGAATAGAACAAAAACAGATTGGGAAAAATTGCCGCTACTAGGGAACATCATGACTACAAAGAAATGAACAAACTCACACACGCTTGTACATGTTGATACGATAACACATCATGTAATGAGCACCTACATCCTTCTTGGAAGAATATCCAGGAAATTGGAAGGCACAGAACACACACTTAACAGGGGGGAGGGTTTCACTATTAAGAAAAGCATATGGGTTTGGAGGAGGCGACACCACTGGTGGTGGAGGCGCATAAGTACTCTCAGGCACAGATGGAGGAAGAATGGGACGGCCCATTGGACCAAGAATTGAGCGAGAGTAAGAAGAACCAGATGAAGGGGATTGATCAGAAGAAGAATCACTAACAGGGGGTTCAGAAGAAGAAGTTTGGGGTGGAGAATGAGAAGAGAAAGCTGGAAGAGGAGAAAGATCAGATAGAGTCACTCCTTGGAAGATTTCCTCAATGGCATGCTGCGATTTGGTTTTCGAAGCCACCCCGCCATTGTTTGCCATGGTTTGACGCACATCAGGATGACATTCATCAAAATGCGAACCAAGACCACGGCGCTTGGACACAACTTGTACATAACCCTGACACACTGGGCAGAACATTGTAGCAGGCATTGTCAATAATAAAATGCGTCACACAATAACCAAATTCACAGTCGGAGAGAGAGCACGTGACAATGTGCAGGTCTCTCAACCAACCTTAGTAAATTGGCCTCTGATACCATTCTTTCCAATTTGCATTTTATTTCTCAACAACGCCAACCGGTTATATTCGTGCAGCGCAGCAGGATCTTGATACACATAATCAGACCCTTTCTTGAACCTTTGGTAGAGGCTCTCATGTTGTGTTGTCCAAGGGAACGGATTCTCAACGTCGTAGTGTCCTATCTCAGTGAAGGTTGGAATGTCAATTTTATGCTCGTTCCACGAAGAAGGTGGTGGGCGAACAGGGGTTGTGATATCAGAGGGTTTAGCAGGTGAGATATGTTGTGGATTAGGAATGACAAGAGAAGGGTTTCCGTCAGCATCCTGCACAATCTTTGTGCCTGAGTGCTTGTCCTCCTTTAGAACGGTTTCTTTCGCCTTCTGCGCATCTACAGCAAGCTTGGCATCAATGCTCGGCACGGCTGGCTTCCTACTTTTGGCCCAGGGATCATATGACTTCTGGACAGGAAGTTTTGCCGTGCTTGGAACAGCGGCACCATGCAAGAATGCAGTGTTGGATCGCTTGGAAAATGAAGACGGATGAAACATAGAAGGAACGGACCACTGACCATGCCCCAGATACGTTTTAGTGTACTGAGGATAGATCGGCAGCCCCATGTGCATCATTGCCTCCGGCAAGCCAGCCGCACGGTATGCATCCACTCCTTGTTTCAAGTGGACCTGGTGATTGAACTCAGTTGCATCCCGATGCGCCTTATCTTGCAGAAGGGCAATACCACCGCCCGCAGCAGCACTCACGCCCGCACCCAAAGCTGCAGCAAGAACTGGAAAACCCATAGATGAAATCAAGCATACAAGAATTTTTATATCACGCACACCAGAGTAAAGAGAAGACTTTACAAGATGGAAGGAAGAGACTTAAGATCAGAAGAAGAGTAAGTAAGAGTAGGAATAGGCACAACTTCACCATGAGGATAGGACGCACGCAAATCTTTGGCGCGAATATCTGCCATGTATAGATTCAACTCATTTGTTGCCGATGGTGTTGGCATGTTGTAAGTTTCGTCTACCAAAGCCAATGGTCGAAACATCATCTCCTCCGCAATTGACTTATTTGAGGTAACAGCAGAGACTGTGATAAAGCCTTCTGAGTAGATCTTAAAATACCCCAGCGCCTTTTTGTTGGCGTCAAAGAATTGCCCAAACAACGCATTCCCAGTCGGAATGTATGGAAGGTCCAACGGCTGCCAATGGCAGAATTGAGAAGTATTTGTGAACTCCGTTTGACTCCCACGACTCTGACCAAGAAACATCATCAGGGATTCATTAGCTCCTTTCGGAGTAAAAGTCAACGACGAAGGAAAAGCGAACGACGTCACATTGCCACTATTGATTGGTGTTATCGCGGCAATATACATCACAACACCTGCAGTACCTACGGACTGGAGACTGGGTTCAAGAGTGACACCTGTGGTGTCTATTGTTGTTTTCGCAAACCCAACCCAATTTCCGCTTGACACGGTGTCGGAGGCATACTGCAAGAAAGTGCGGTTAATTGTCAACCGCGGCAATGTGCCAGCGTTGTTCACAGTGTATGAGGTTGGCTTGGTAACCACCCCCGAAATGCTTGGTGTGTTTGTGGTGAAGGCCAAGTTTCGCCCTGTGTACCACTTGCCGTCCGTTTTCCGCACACAATCAAGGTAAGTTGTAGCCTGAGGAAGAGAAGCAGGAGTAAATGCATACGCACCATAGTAGAGATCACCAAACATAAGAAGATCACTTTTTAGAAAAGAAAGAGTGGGCAAAGACAAGAAAGGGTTTGTTTGATTGATTGGGACTATACCACAGAAATTTAGATCGGGAGCTCTGCAGTACATTTGAATTGTGACACTGGAAATTGATGTGCCAGTTGTCACGACAGGATTCACCACCCACAACACAGCGTAACCTCCTATGAAGTCGCGATCAGTGTACTCAGCATCCGAATGAGGCATGTAATGGAAATTCATGCGATTCATGTCTCCAGACTTAAACTCCACTCTCTCTTGAAGCTTAATATCTTCAACTTCATACGCAAAAGTAGACAAATCTTGCGCAGTCCAACCAGCACCTGTTGGAGGATGAGTAGGAGGCATGAACGACATGGCAAACTTGCCACCTAAGAACGCCGTACTTACCACTGATGCAGCATAGTCGATTCCACCAGACCATGTGTTATAAGCACGAGACAAGTGCTCAATGTGTGGAGTGGTTTTTGTTGGAGTGATCTCACGAGACCAAAGAATGGCACCCGCTTGAGCCGACGTAGGCCAGCTAACACTCTCAATAACCTGCCAGTGCTCTTTAACAAAATCATGAATATTATTGCATCGAGCACCTGTGGATTTTGCTTGGATACGGGGGTTGGATTGGGCAACAGCACCTGAGTCAGAGATGGGAACAGCGGTACCACCAGTAGAGGAGAAGGTATTGTCATTTTCCATACTGTAACCTAGCAAAAGAAAACAAGGAAGCAAATGATTAGAAAGTTTTGAATGTTTTTATAGAACGTTTTTGTTTTTCGACTGGTGAAACCAGTTCTGACAAACACACATCAAACACACAAACAGACATCCACTGATGTCTCACAACTTGCCCTCAGACGAAACCTCTGCGTAGTAGACAGCAAAAAGTTTCGTCATGTAAGCAGGATATGAGTAGTTGACCGAAAACTTCTCGTACAACACATCAGCCACATGACGCATCACTTTGTCATATGTCTCCTTTCCATGAAACACAATCTCGTTAGCGATGGAGTCAGCCGTTGAGATGAGCACGTCCTGTTCTTGTGCTCCAGGGTCACACTCTTCTCTGTAGGTCCACTTTGACCCTTTCGTCCATGCTAGCATTTTGCAGATGGAGTCCCGCTCCAATGGGGCCAGCATCATGCCATGAGGACCAACCACAAATGTTCTCTTCAAGAACGACATCTTCGAGATGTGGACGTATGGACTATCCACTTGCTCTTTATCAGCCGGTGTCAACTTCATGCCCAGCTTCGCAACCTCTGCCTGCATCTTCACAAAGTCGTAGACCTGGCGTGCTTGTTCGCTCACAGTGAGAATGTTGTCATCACCATAAACTGCCAGTGACACATGATCGTCAAAATCGAGTAAATCAAAACGCCCAGCTGCCTTCATGATTTTTGAATAGCAGTAGTGGAAAATGAGCATATTGACCACACAATTGTCCACAGTTGTGTTTGCTTGACCAGACGGATTTCCTCCAGGCGCTTTCACAACAAAGTTGCCAAAACCAAGACTTGGACCACTTATATTCTTGTACATCCCCAGACGCAATTGATCGTCAGTTTCTTTCCAATTGGGGTCATACCGTCTATACAAATGGTTGTAGATCTCAGCCACCTCCATCATGAATTCACGAGGAATCGAGCCATCATAGTTCTTGTAGTCCGCACAAAATCCAATGTCGCTCGTCTTCATCAAATACGAGTGCAGCTCTTTCCATTCAACACCTTGAACAACTGTTCCAACTTTGATAGGAGTCAGTCGTCTTGTTGCCATCAGAGCCCAATTTACTGCACCAGTATACTGACGTTGGAGCAAAACCAGATCGAGTGGGGCAGCAGCAAAGATTCGGGTTTCCCCAGTTGGAATCTTGCGCTTCTTAATTGGTTCATCTTTTGCAGAGGCTTTGAAAACAACGGGCACTTCTCGTCCAGCGATGAAAGCATTTCTCATCGTGTTCATGTTTTCCAACAATTGTGCTTTTGTTTCAGGAACAAAGTCAAGAGCACCATCTTGGGCAAGGTAAACCCAACCATCCTTTCCAGAAGAGACACCCCCGTACCGAAAACCAGGTGAGGACTTGGTGTTGATACTTGAAGAAATAGGGATGTCTCGAACTCCTGTTAGTGATTCTCGGGCTGTCAGCACACGAAAAGTTTGTCCACGGCAGGCTCCTTCCAGTTTGTTTTTCACATACTCCACAGATTCAGCAAGTTGCGCATGATCAATGTTACGATCAGCGGCCTGCATCCACTTATGGAGATTGTCTTCCACAATATCCTTCTTTTCAATGAGCCGTGGGTCCTTTCGATGCAAAACAGCAGGTTCGTGAAGCACTTCAAATTCCTCCATTCTGAAAGGTGATTTGTGCAATCGAGTTTGATGCTGCATAGAGATAGGTTGGAAATTACCATCTCTGTCCGTTGGTGTCCCCATGTACGTTGCAGTTGGAAACTTCTCAGCTGCAAGTTTCGCAATGCCATCATGGTGTGCAACCTGCCACTTAAAATCTGAAGGGCACGATTGGATTTGCGCTGGTTCTTTTGGTTGCACAAACTGGAGATTTCCTATCTCCTCTTCAGCCTTTTCCACATCATCGATATAGATCGGCACACAGTGAGATGTTGTTTCACTGCCAGCAAAATGGATCCCCAACAACTTCTTCGTGTAGTTGGTATTCATGATGTAGTACGCACTTCCACAGTCACCAGCCATCGTCATACCAGGAGTCAACATGTACGATTGAACTTGTCGCACTTTAAATGGAATTGTTTGACTCTTAGAACCACCCACAGGAGTTATGGTTTCAAGTCGTTCAAATGAACCAACCACAAACACTGTGTGCAGAGCACGCCGTATTGCCAAAAGTCCAGTGATATTTTGTCCCACAGGGGCATCCAAATGCTTTCGCAAATGCTTAGTGATGTCCGGAAATTGAGGGGCAGTCTTCTCCAAGGTGAAGAAAACCAAATCACGATTTTCAGGAGCGTACAACTGAATCGCTTTAAACGCAGAGCCCGCCACTGTTACATAGTGAGTCTGGTACAGAACAAAAGCATGCGCCACTGTCACACCAATTCGCCCTTTAAGCATCAAAGCGTGAACCTTAATGCAGTTTCCTCTCTGATCATATGAATAGAAAGGCACCGTGCTACTTGGAGTGATAGAGTCTGCAATATTAATGCACTGCGGATCAATTGATGCTTGCACCACAGTTCCCTTGGCAAACATTGTGTTCAGAACAGATTTTGATTCTTGGTACAACAACTTCGCACCTTGTTTCTCGTTCAACACATTCCTTGGCTGGCGAGTGATTTCCTCATCTCCAGAAACACTATAGGAGAGAGTTTTCTCACGCAACTTGGCAATCATGACTTTGCCAGGTTTCCTCTTTGCACGTTCCACCGTCAAATACTCAATGGTGGATGGAGTGTAGACCGTTGACTCTTTGAATGTGTCATGGAACTCCACAATCAAATGCTCTGGAACATACACAGAGCCTTTTGCGAGGGCATTCATTTTCTTAGCCCACACTAGCCACCTTTCAAACTCGGTAGCTGCTGCGGATAGCGATTTCTCATCGTTAACTACCCACTGCGGTTTATGGACAATTTCATCCAAGGTGTTCTGGATGTACCTTGCAAAGCTAACAAAGG